CGTCGGAAACTGCGCCGCCAGCGTCGTTTTGCCGATGCCCTCGACGCCGTAGAGCACGCACCGCACGGGTGCAGCCTGCTTGCCTTTCACGATCTTCACTTCACATCCTCCTCTTGGGTTGGTTCGTCCTCGTCCCATTGATCCATCGCAATCCGATCGAACACCTCGCCGCGGAAGATGTCGATCCGGTTTGGCGCTCTGAACGCCAGGCGGACGACGTTGCCGCGGATCTCCTGCACCACGATCTCCATCCGTGCATGCGGCACGACGACACGCTCGCCCTCCGCTCGCGTGAGCACTAGCACGTAGCCCTCCTTAGCGCGGCCGGCCGCACTCCGTCACGACCGGCTCGCAAACAAAACCATCCGTGATCAGGCCAGCGATCCGTCGCCGACCTCGCGTCCTTGCGTATCGCCTTGAACGAAGAGTGACTCGCCACGCTCGGCGCGGCGACACATCTCCTCGACCTTGTCTGGGGTGCCAGGCGCGGCCGTCGTCGGCTCCGCGGCGTCCATGGTCGCGCCGATCTCGTCGCGGACCTCGATCAGCTCGTCGATCGTCACCGTCAGCGCGTCGTAGAGCAGCGTGCGGTCGCCGCGAGCCGCGCGGGCCTGGTACGTCTCGCCAGCGTTGGACTGGCCGCCGGCCTTTGACGGGTCGCCGTAGAGCCGCACGATGGCGCACAGATGCGCGTGGCAGCGGGCCACGCGGTGCAGCCACGTCACGAGAAGCTGGCAAGCCCGAGATCGGATGCGTGTACGACGGTTACGCTCGCTCGCCGCTGCCCGGCTCTCCTGCGCCGCTCCTGCTCGGACCAGCGCGACTGCACCTCCCAGCACAGCTGGCGAATGGTCGCCTCGTCCGGGTCCTTGGGGCCTGGATGTGGGTCCGTCCAGCCGAGCGCCCGTAGCCGGCGCGAGATCGACGAGGTAGTCGACCCGGTGAGATCGGCGATGCGCCCCAAGGGCATAGTCGCCGCCCACTCGAGGAGCTGTCTGTCCGTGACGTGCGCGAATGCTCGGGGCATCGGCGACTCCGGTCGGCATGGCGTATCCCTCCGCCTCACGCCGTCGTGGCGTGACGGGGGCGGATGGTTGCAGATGTGCGATAAGTCGTCAAGACGAATTATCGCACATGTGAAAAACCGCGTTTTCACGCAGCGCGACCCCAGAGCAGCCAACTGGGAGAACACGCTATCGCCTTGGCGATAGCAGCGACGCCATCAGGGTCTGGCCGGTTCTTGCCAGCCATCCATCGCCAGATCGACGTCTCATCCACGCCGGTCTTTTCCTCGAGCGTCTTTCGGGTCCATCCACGCTCGGCCAACTTCGTTGCCAGCCTCTGCCCAAACGGCGAGTAGGTCCGCGTCCGTGGCCGGCCCGTTCGACCGCTCGGCTTCTTCGTCTGCTTGGCCATCCTGGCACCTCCCAACTTGCCTCGGCCGCAACGTCCGTCATACGGTTGGACGTTGGCCGACTACACCCGGCAGGGCTCGAACCTGCAACCTTCGGTTCCGTAGACCGACGCTCTACAGAAGTGAACGAAACCGACGGTGACGGTTGTGCTGCCCGTTTGACGAACGAACCCCCCGAAGGAAGACTCGGGGGTGCGCCCCCACGATGGTGGCGCGTACGCGTTGGCGGTCGCAGGCGGCGACCGGCAAGGCCCGTGACGGATGTCGACGATGTTCCTGCGATCTGGCCCCGTCACAATCGGCGAACTCGCTCGCGGGTACCGCGGCATCCGCCCCTGCCGAACCAATTCGCTCGAGCAGTACCGCATCGTCGCGGACCTTTACGAGCGGTGGGCCGGCGGCCCTGTCGCCCTCCATGCGCTCGACGAACGCAGCGTGCAGACGTTCCTGGCCGACTACGCCACGACGGCCAGGCCGTCGACGGTCCGCAGCAAACGTGCCCACCTGCTCGCGCTCTGGCGTGCCGCCGCCGACGAGGGCTGGTGCGAGCCGCCGGTGCGACGCGTGCGGGTCGCCCGGTCGCCACGCCCGGTCGTCGAGGCTTGGACGCAAGACGAGGTCCAGCAGCTGCTCCACGCATGCCGGCGGCTGCAGCGCCGCCACAGGTGCGGGTTGCCGAGGTGGCAGTGGTGGGACCTGGCGGTGCGGGTGGCCTGGGATTCCGGGCTGCGGTGGGGCGACCTCGTCGCCCTGCCGGCTGCCGCCGTCAGGCCGGACGGCGTGGCGTCCTGGACGCAGTCGAAGACAGGGAGGCCAGTGACCTTCCGCTTGTCGGAGACTTCGCTAGAGGCCCTCCACGCTTCGGTAGAGGCCTGCCCGCGCGTCTTGGTGTGCCCGTGGCCGGCCAGCCATGAGACGTTCGCCCAACAGGTGCGGGTGCTTGTGCGGCACGCTGGCATCCGGCCGGGCACCTGGAAGTGGCTGCGGCGGGCCTCGGCCACCGACGTCGAACTACAGCAGCACGGCGCCGGTGCCAGCCACCTAGGGCACGCTCCAGGAAGCCGTGTTGCCGAATTGTCCTACCTGGCGCCGGCTATCCTTGGCCGTCGGCTCCCCTGCCCTCATCCGCTCGCCGCTGTGGAAATGGAGAAAGTGGGGGGGGGGGGGGGGTACAGAACGTCGCATGACTGCGTAGGTGCACGGTAGGTTGATACGCCATGCGGATCGACACCGACGACTACGTCACATGCACCCACGCCGCCGAGCTGGCCGGCGTGTCGCGGCAGTGGATGCGGCGGCTGGCGGAGGATGGCCGGGTGCGGTCGGTGGTCATCGACGGCCTGCTGTTCGTGCACCGAGCCGACGCACTCAAGTTGTCAGGTGACAGCAGTCGATGACTGGGTTGTCACCTGACAACACCACAGCCAAGGAGGGCTACCATGTCGATCACAGTCTGGCTCGAGCTGCTGCTGCTCGTCGCTCGCATTCTGTCCGCAGGCGGCGCGTTCTAGGCCGCCCTCGCCCTGACCTGAAACGCCAGTCGGCGGATGCCGATCCGGTGCTCGGTGGACGCAAACCACAGGTTTGCAACCTCGACGACGCAGGCCAGCACGATCAGGTTGACGGCCTCGGCCGCCTCATCGGTCTCGCACCGCAGCTCGAGCACCTCGCGGACCTTGGCAGAGATCACGCCGATAGCGTCCAGCGCCTCGCGGCCGGCGCCGGCCGCCTGCGCCCGCCTGGCTAGGTCGGCCATGTGCCGCTCGGGCCAGTGCACGAGCGTGGCGTCGACGATCGCGGCTACCTCGTCGGGCAGCTGCAGGGCAGGGCCGCCCACGCGGTGCCGTACTTCCGCCCGCAGCCAGGTCAGGTCCATGCCGGCGACGTCGCCCACGGGAGCCTCCAGCATCATGGCGTGGCCGGCTTGCCAGGCGTGGGCGACGCCGCAGGCATCGGCGCTCGTGGCCGCTTGCACGTACACGAGGCCGGGCGATCGACGCAGCCGCGCGTGCCGACTCGCGGCCGATGTCGGCCGGGTCTGCGGACAGCCACGTGAGGAACCAGACGATCCAGCGCCACATGTGTCACCACCCTCGTCCGTGATCGACCGCCACGTATCCGTCGGAGCCGATGTGCGAGCGGATCTCGGCGTGCTGTGCCGGCGGCTCCTCGACAAACACGGCCACCCACAAGAGCGACTTGGCGGCCCGAGCGATCCACCGCAGCACTGGGCGGTCCTCGAGCGGCTTGGGCTCGTGGGACGCACCGGAGCCGGCGTACCAGCCCACCGCCACGGCGATCACGACCATGGCCACGAGTCTGTTGCGGTCTGTCATTTGTTTTCCTGCGGTGGAGGCTGAAACCAGTCGCCGTTGTCGATCTGTCGGTACGCGAAACCGTCGACGCTGCCGATGGCGTAGGAGTCACCCTGCGCGAGAATTCGCTGGATGGCAGACTTCTCCGCCCAGAACGTGCCGTCTGGCTGGTCAGGCGGGAACTTTCCACCGCCCACGTAGTTGCCCCATGAGTTGCATATGAGCGCACCGGTGCGATCGCCGACGCGCAGGCCTATGACGGCCATCTGGTGCATCCACGTGCCAGACGCGGCACAGAAGCCGTCGGCGTCGCGGTTGCCGCTGTTGAATCCGACCGAGCTGGCGATTGTCACGGGGTAGCCCGAGGTCACGGCGGCCACCAATTCCGGCCATGTCTTGATGGCCACCACGTGCCGGCACGGATGCCGCTTGGCTCGCGCGTCGAGCTTGCCGTCGTCGCCCTGACCGCCGCACCCGTACGCGCCCCACGACTTGGCGCGGTTCTTGTCGTACGTCCGCAGGTCGTGCCCCAGCACGTCCTCGCGGTACACGACGCCCCAGTCACGCAGCCAGCGTGCCGCTCCCCAGCCGGTGGCACCGTCGCTCCACCCGCCGACCGGCGACCGCCCCGAGCCGTCGCGCCCGCGCGCCTCGACCCGGGCACCGCCGTAGATCGCTTCGCTGGACGGCATCTTGGGCGGCTCGGCCAGTTTGCCCGTCGCCCAGTCCACGGCCTCGGCGCAGTAGACGGCGTGCATCGCGCCCCAGGCTATGCAGTCGCCGATTCCTTGCTTGCCAACGACGAACGGCGTGCCGTACCGGGCGCGGTGCGCCTTGTCCATCTGCCGGTACAGGAATGTGTCGACCGGCACCGCCTGACGCATGGCGTCGGCGCCGGCCTGGGCGAAGTAGGGCTCGGGCAGCTCCTCGAGGAACCGGGCGACTCCCTCTGGGTCTGGCACGTATCCGGTCAGGATCGCCGGCTGGCGCACCTCCCCGGCCGCCCACCAGAATGAGAGAGCGAGCCAGACGACCAGTGCCGCAGCCGCCACGAGGCGCCACGGATGCTTGGGTGCGCTCACCTGGCGGCCTCCGCGACCCGGGCGACCTCACGGTAGGCCGCCACCCACTTGGCCTTCTGCTCGGGCGTGAGCGGGCCTCCTGCGGTCCCTGCGACGGTGTTCAGGTAGTCCTCGATCGCCTGACGCGCGAGCGGGTGTTTGGCCCCCAGCGACTCGCCACGGCACAGGAGCACGCGCGACCTCACCCGCAACTCGTCGAACGCCACGCCGGTACGGATGAGCGGCTCGGGCTGACTGGCGTCCCACTCGATCTCGTTGGCCAGCTCGGTGCACAGGGCGGCGACGAGCGCCGCGTCACGGGCGGCATCCGGCCCGACGAACTTGCCGCGCAGCGTGAACGCCGCCTGGTCCGGAGCAGGGGCCGGCGCTGGCGTGGCCGGCGAGCTGGCCACGTACGACCACGCGGCCGCGGCGACGAGCGCGGCTGCGGCCAGGTGGCGGCTGTCGAGCTGCGGCCACCGCCACTCGTGGTAGTGGGCCTGAATCCACGGCCAGGCGAGCGCCACGGCGGCCACGGCGACGAGCAGGAGCGGCATCATTCGGCGGCCCTCGTGAGCGGTAGGACGATCTCGATGGCACCGCTGGCGATCGCCAGCACGAGCGCCCGGATGGCGGGTCGGGCGAGAATCCAGACCGGCCAGACGACGACCGGCACTGCCTTGTCCGCCAGCTGGTCGAAGAGCGCGGCAACGGCCTCGAGCACTAGCGCCTTTTTCTGGGCACCGCTCATGCCGAGCACGGCGTCGAGCGTCTCGACCGACAGCCGCAGGAGAGCCACGAGCAGCTCGCCAAACTCGGCCCACGTGATGCCGCCGGCGGCCTTGGCCTTGGCGACCTCGAGGAACGCGGCGACCTGCGCCATCAGCGTGGCCTCGCCGCCTGCGGCCATGACCGGTGCGTCGGAGATCATGCCTTCACTCCTGCCAGGACGATCTCGTACGTGGCGGACGCCGCTCCGCCTTCGATGACGATGTTGCCGCTGTCGAACCACTTGTTGGTCGGCGCGGTTCCGGCGGTCCACAAAAACACCGCACCCGGCGGCATCCCGCAGTTGG